AGCCAAATAACAAACTTAAGTTATGTAAGCAATGGAGCCAACTGGGTTGACCCAGTGCATATTGAGCCATTTTCTAAAGGTTTATTAATGCTGGCTGGTGCTGGTGGAGTTGCTACTTTTTCAACAGCAAATCGTTCTATGCTGTTATTTCAAGCAGATAAAACCTTAACAATCAGCAATCTCAGCATCTGGGTTACTACTGCTGGTGCTTTAGTTTCTCCTACTTACGCAAAACTTGCTTTGTATACCTACAACCCAACTCCAAATACTGCTACTTTGGTGGCTAGAACAGCAAATGACACAACTATGATGACTGCTGCTGGCTTAAAAACCATTCCACTAAGCATCACTGGAGGCTATCCAGCAACATATACGATAAATGCTGGAACAACCTACGGCTTTGTGATTCTTACAGATGGAACAAGTGCTGGAAGCGTTTTAGGACTAAGCACCACAACCCTTCCAACTTTACTTTTGAACTCATATTTGACTGGTGGCTCTCCTGCTTCTGGAATTCCTTTTGGAGGACAGACAACAGCAGCAGATACCCCAACTCCTGTCAACCTGTCTGCGTTAGCAACTGGATACCCATGGTTCAGGCTTTCATAAGACTCATTGAAACAAAAATACGATAATATATGGAGGCTACTTGTGTTAAGGTCTAGGAGCAATCAATGTCATTAAAACGCTGGACAGGCTCTCAATGGGTCGTTGTTGCAGGTTCACGTCCAGGTGCTCAAGGTCCCGCTGGAGCAACTGGACCAACTGGTCCTACTGGTGCTGCTGGTACTAATGGTGCCAATGGTGCTACGGGTCCTACAGGCGCCGCTGGTGTTGCTGGAACTCGTGGTAGCAAGATTTATACAGGAAACTCAACCCCTGAGGCTGCTGGACTAACAAACGTCCTTGAGGGAGATAACTACTTTAGAGTTTCAAATGGAGATTATTTTGCCTATAGCGTTCTTTCTGGATGGGTAATTCAGGGGAATATCAAAGGCGCAAATGGTGCTACTGGACCAACAGGTTCAGCAGGTCCAGTCGGTCCTACAGGTCCTGCTGGAACAACTGGCGACACAAACCGTATCAACATCATTGAAATGAATCAATTGTTGAATCTCGGCCTGTTTGGTGCCACAACTGGAAGCACAACCACTAATATTACTAACGTAGGTCTAACGGCGGGCAGCGTTCTTGCGCTGGCTCTTCTATAAGAGGCGAGGATAACTAAATGGCAAGACGAGTAATTAAAGGTACGGATTACACATTTAATCCGGCAACGAGGACGATAGTCATTCCTGCCTTCCTTCTTGAAGAGCGTTTGATGCTTATTACAAACGTCACTACTGGAACAGTGATTTATAACTTTGCTGACCCTACTCTTGGATTTACTAGTTGGTCTTATATTGGAGACCCAACAAACCCAAAGACTCAAGTAGTTCTTGAATACAACACAGCGTCAATGAGTTCAACAGACTTATTACAGATTATGGTTGATGAGTTCAACGAACAAATTACTTATTCAGATACTCTTCTTGATGCTGTTGAAAAAGTTCGTACCGCATCTCCTCAATCTTTGATGGATACAGACTTTGAATATTCAGTTCAGCCATCTAAGTGGGAAGCGCTATTTATGGCGTGTAACTATCCTTCGTTCTTCTCTAAAACTTCTGGTGGTAACTCTTTTGACGTTTCTTTGGTTCAAGGAAATGGTGCTGGACCTCGTTCATTAGTAACTGTTACAACAACAACCCTTCATAACCTTCAAATTGGAAACGTAATCAGCATCCAAGATACACTAAACTTTCGTGCTGAAGGAACATTTATTGTTAACTCAACACCAACTCCGTTTACTTTTACATATTTTGCTCGTGGATTAGTTGATGGTGTGATTAATATTTCAAATAACACTACTGTATACGGTGGAGACGTTTACGATAACGCTCATATTCCTGGTGGAACAGCATCTCTTGGAACTCTTGTCGGGTTCTCCGCTGCTGCTGATGGAGGAAATCCAACAACAGTAACAATTACTACTCCAAATCCTCATGGCTTATATCCTGGTATTCCGATTATGATTAATAACACCAGTGGTATCAACGGTAACTGGATTATTAAAGATGTTTTGACCCCTACATCATTTACATTCCAAATTTTAGATACAGTAGTTACATCTGCTGGAACATCTTCTTCTTCTATTTTGTATACCAAACCAGAAGGATATATTCAGCATCGTCCACTAGATGGTGGCGTGTCTTTAACTACTCTTGGAAATGCTATTGGTCTTCAAACAATTCGTCAGACTCGTCGTTATTTCCGTTATCAATCTGGTAAAGCAATTCAATTTTCAACCGGTGCCAAATTCACTCCAACCTATGACGTTGTTACTATGTCTGGCTCTGGAGTTACAACTACTGGAGTAAAAACAGTAACTGTTACAACTCTACAAGACCACGGCATGCAGCCAGGAGCAAGTATTCTTGTTGAAGGGACTACGCTTTCAACTGGAGCAACAAGTCCTTACAACGGAACATTTATTGTAACTAGCGTTTCTGGTTCAAATACTTTTACTTATTCAATGACTTTGGCGTCTGCTCTACAGGCTCAAGATGCAACTCCTGGTGGAGTAAACATTTTTATCACTGTTACAAAGTGGAAAGGCGCTGCCACCAGAACTGGTATGTATGACGAGCAAAATGGTTTTTATTTTGAATACGATGGCGAATGGATGTATGCAGTTCGTCGTTTTTCAAACAAAGAAATTGGTGGAACTGTAAACGTAACAGCAAATAGTGGACTTATCACAGGAAACAACACTCAATTTAGACGTCAACTTCTTATTGGCGACAAAATTGTAATTCGTGGTCAGTCATATCAAATTTCTGCAATTGATAGCGACACAACAATGTATGTCTCTCCAGCATATCGTGGAACAACTGGTTCTTTTGTCCGAGTCTGTAAAACTCAAGAAATCAGAATTCGCTCTGATGAATGGAACCAAGACAAGATGGATGGTCGCGGTCCTGGCGGATACCTTCTAGATGTAAATAAAATGCAAATGGTCTATATTGACTATACATGGTACGGAGCAGGATATATTCGTTGGGGGTTCCGTGCTATTCGCGGAGACATTGTCTATGTCCATCGTATGGCAAACAACAATATTAACACTGCTGCTTATCAGCGCTCAGGAAACCTTCCTGCTCGCTACGAAGTAATCAACGAGCCAAAGCGTGCTCGTTTGGTTGGTGGAGCAACTGTTACTTATGCGTCAACTTTGAATCCAAACGATACGACCATGTATCTTGACGAAGTAAAAGAATGGCCTACAAGTGGATATGCTCTTATTCGTAACAGCAACGCAAATGAACTTGTTCAATATACCGCTATTGGAGCATACAACTCCACTATGCGTGGTTATCCAGTAACTATTGTTCGTCGTCAGACTTTCCCTATTTACTTCCCAGGGCAAGTAGTTGTTCTTGGTGGTGGAATAACTAGTTCAACGGCATTTAGTCCAGATGTAACTCTTGGCGGTTCTGGAACGTCTCAGGTTGCCGTGATTGCACTAAGTCAGACCTGCGCCCCCCAAATCAGCCACTGGGGTTCATCTGTAATTATGGATGGTCGTTTTGACTCAGATGCTGAATATGTCTTTACCGCTGGTATGACTAAGCGTCTTTCTATTCCAAACGGTGTAACTAGACCTCTTATGGCAGTTCGTCTTGCTCCATCTGTAGATAACGCTGTAGCAAGAAACTTTGGTATCCGAGAACTTATCAACCGCATGCAGATGCGTTTGGTTTCTGTTGGTGTGTCAACTAACGGACAGTTCTTAATTTCAGGATTTTTGAATCCAGGAACACTTTCATATGCTCAGCACGGAAGCGCTGCATTCAATACTTCTAAAACAAACAATGGTGGTATTTCTTTAGGAGCAACCCAAATTCTTCTAAATGATATTCAAAATATTTCTGTAGGTATGACCATTATTTCTGGACCAACAGGTATACCAGTTGGAGCAGTTGTTGTTGCTATTAGCGGTCTCACCGTAACTCTTTCTTCTCCAGTTACTACTGGTTTTGCTAATGGACAGACCATCGTATTCGGTGGAGTTCGTGCTTACTTAGGACTTCCAACAGATTGGGACCGCGAGCGTGTTGGCGCTGGTTCTCTATCTCAGGTGCTTTACTTTGATAATACTGGACCTATTGGTGGAATTGTTCCTGCTTCTAATGCTCCATCTGGTGCTTTAACAGGTGGTGACGCGGTGTTCTCCTTCTACTCAGAAAACGGTGGTGGTGGAACAAACTTCAACGTTACCTCGTATGACTTGAAGGCAATCCGTGAACTTGGAAACTCAATCCTGAGTGGAAACGGAAACCCATCAAGCCCTTCATATCCAAATGGCCCGGACGTTCTAGTTATTACAGCAACTAACATTGGAACAACATCAGCCGACGTTGCTGCTCGTATCTCTTGGACCGAGGCACAGGCATAATGTTTGATATGAAAAGAACGCTTATTACAAAAAATGATAGAATTTACAGTCAAGGAATGGAGCAATAATGCCTAGTTATGATAGCCTCAATACGCAAATTGATGCGGTAAAATCTGAAATCACTGCTAGCCTCAATGCTAGCACTTATACTGCCCAAGATTTGGTTTTTGTTTCTAAGGCATTAGAAACCCTTGGAAGCCTACTTGGAGTAAATGACATTGTTGCAGCAACTGCTGCTCAGGTGTCTTCAATAACTTCTGCTGGCACCACACAGGTGACGGCAGTAAACAGCGCTGGAACGACTCAGGTTGCGGCAGTCAACTCAGCGGGTAATACAAAAATCGCAACTATTAGCGCACTCGCGGCTAATATTGAAATCAACTCATACATGGGAGTGTTAGCATAATGCCAACTACAGCAGCAAAACTCTTCAGAGGCGCGGCAACCACAAGCGGAGTCACTGCTTACTCCACCGTACCTGCTGGGGGACAGACAATCGTAACTAACATTGTCGCAGCAAATAAGACCGCTACAGTGGTCACTTTGACTGTTCAGTTTGGAACTGGTGGCTATAATTCAGCCACTGCTTTCAATTTCTGCAATGGTCTACAAATTCCAGCAAATGGAACAGTAAATTTTGACATCCGTCAAGTTATGACAGGGTCAGACGCAATTTACGTTGCAGCATCTTCAAACAGTGCCATTGACGTAATGGTATCTGGCGTAGAAGTCACAGCGTAGTAAGACAAGAGAGCGAGAGGCTAAAGAACAATGGCTATTTCAGGTAGCAAAGACCTTATTGTATTTCCTAACGACAACTCTGGACGCTTCTCAATCAAAGAAGTCCAGTACACAGCGAATGGAACATTTACTGTGCCAACTGGTGTTACTGCTGTAGAAGTTGTTGCAGTCGGTGGCGGTGGCGGTGGCGGTGGCGGAAATGATGCTGCTGCTGGTGGCGGTGGCGGTGGCGGACAAGTAGTTCGTCGTAACGTCAACGTAACCCCAGGAACCACTTATAACGTAGCAATTGGCGCAGGTGGACATGGCGGTCAGGGTGCAATTATTTCAGCAACTGACAACGTAAACACTCAACCTGGCGGAATTGGTGGAACCACAACATTTGGTGGCTCTGCTCCAGTAAACCTATTGATGAACCCAAGTTACGCTAAAGGTGTAACTCTTTGGGAAGCAAATAATATTCAGCAACTTCAAAAATCAGCAACAGGAACTTCTGGACTAACAACAATTATTGTTAACCCAGACAACACTGGTATTCAGGTTGGTATGTTTGTGTCTGGTTCTGGTATTGGTGCAAACGCAGTTGTTTCATCAATCTCTGGAACAACTATTACTTTGACCGTTGCTAACTCAGGAACTGTTTCTGTAGGTACTACAGTCACATTCAACTTACAGTCAAGCCGTGTTACAACCACCTCGTTGGTGTATAACGACAACATTGCTCTGTCTGCATCATTAGGTGCTACACAGTCAAATAACGTAATTCAAGCACAATATGCTCAGATGGAAGACCTTGGCCTTAGCGGTGGCTCTTCTTTCGTTCTTGATACTCTTGGAAATATTTCAGCAGCGGTTCTTTCAAACCCATATACCAAACTTGCTGAAATGGTCTCTCCAACAGAAATTTCTGGAACTACTGTAGGTGCTAACGCACTCCAGTGCGTAAACTCATCTGCTGGTGCTCGTCTTGTAGGTCTATCAACCTCTGCTGCTGGTGCTCTAAGCAACAATGGAACAACTGGTTTTGCTTATGACCCAAACGTAAACTACACAGTTTCTGCTTATGTGTATCACACAAATCCATCCCCACAGAACTTGATTGTTCAACTTCGTATTGGAGATGGAACTAACTTCCCAGGAAACAACCAAGGAACATCAAACGGAACAGGAACTGTTTATTCAGCAGTTAGCCCTTCTGCTGGTGGCTACCATGTTGCTCAGCAGACAGTAACCGTACCACTTGCTGGATACGGCGGGTCTGTGACTAAGACAATTTCTGGAACTAGCGGACAAACATTTATTACCGTTGATAATGCTGACGGTCTGTTCTTCGGTCAGACAGTTTCTGGAACTGGTGTTGCTGTAGGTGCAACAATTACAAGCATCTCTGGAACAACAATCAACCTCAGCCTTGCTAACAGCGGTTCTGTATCAGGAACCGGAACATTCGTTCACTCTGGAATTTTCTCTGGAGCATGGCGTCGTGTTTCAGCAACATTCTCTGGTCTACCAACATATGCTACTGGTCTAACCGCTAAGTGGGCATATGTAGGATTCCTAATTCCAGCAAACACAACTATGCACATTGATAACGTTCAGGTTGAAACAGGTTCTTCTCCTTCAGCATGGCGTCCACCAACATATGAAACTGGTCTAGGACTTCGTCTATTATCAACAGATACAACCAGCGAAAATATGGAAGTTTCACATGACTGGGTTAAAGCAACTCCTGGTGTTCAATACACAGGTTCTGTTTATGCCTGGGCATGGAAGGAATATCGCACATCTTCTGCTTATCTTGAGTTCTATGACATTGACCAAAACTTAATTGGCTCAAGAACTAACGGAACAACAATTTTTGTTCCTGTAACTGCAACTAAGATGGGTTCATCTACACAGGCTCAATCAACTGCTGGAAAGCGTATGAGCGCTACAGCAACAGCGCCTGGAACTGCTGCTTATGTTCGTTTTGGTGTTCAGTTCAATAACGCCGCAAATAACAATACAGGTGGTCAGGAACCAGAGTTCTATCTTGCTTACGCACAGTTAGAAGTTGGCTCTACCCCAACCTTCTACAAGGATGGAAACACCACCGGCTTCACATGGGCTGGCGAGTCTCACTATTCAACAACAATTACTTCTCCTCTAGTTGCTGCTAAAGGTGGCGGAGGTGGAGGAACTTATAACTCTAACTTCCGTTTCTGGCAGTTTGGTCTTCCTGGTGCAAACTATGGTGGACATGCAACAACCAACTCACCTACCTCTCCAACATATGCTGGAGGTGGAGGTGGAGCAGGTTCTGCTGGAGCAAATGCTATTGCTTACTATGCTGCTGTATCAGGTGGTAATACTACTACTGGATATGGTTCATCTGGTTCTACACAACTTCAGTTCATTCCACAAAATGGAAACCTTGGAGGATATGCGGTTACAGGTAGTAACGTAAACATTCCTCACTACGGTGGAGATGGTGGTCTAGGTGTTGATGTGAATGGAGCAGGAACACTTGACCAGCACTACCTCGGTGGAGGTGGCGGTGGAGGCGGATGGAATACATTCGCACAGGCTGGCTTCAACAACCCTGGCCGTGGAAACGGTGGCGGTGGTAAGGGTGGACATACATACCTTGCTTATCTAACAGGTATTGAATCTGGCTCACTTATCACTGACATCTACTCTCGTGGATTTGATGGAACACCTAATACTGGCGGTGGCGGTGGTGGAGCAGGTTCAAACGGAAACAACTCTCCGTTGACCCTTGCTACACATAACGCATCTCAGTTCTTAACATTTGAAAACAACTCGTTGACTGACCTCAACCGTTGGAACCCAGATTACAACTGCTCTATCGCAATTTCTGCAACAACTCCAGCATATGGAAGTTTTATGCTAAGGGCTACTGTTCAAGATGCTGGAAACATCCGTGTAAAGACCTCTTGGTCAGATTTCCCAATCTTGCCTAGAACACAACTTTATTTCTCTGGATTTGCTTTCCGTCTTGGTTCAACAAACACCAACCCTGGAACTCCAAATATTGGAACTAAGGTTGCTCGTCCAGTAGTTATCTGGCTTGACATCAACAAGCGTGTTATCCGCGAAGACCGTCCTTCTACAAACGCAACTTTGGTTGCTGGTTCTTGGACAAAAGATGTTGCTAACACAATGCAGGTATGGCAGCCATCATTGGCTCCAGCATCTGCCGCATACTTCCAGGTTGCTGTTGAAGCGCTATTCATGTCAGGTGGAGACACCCTTGATATTGACTTCAACACACTTCAGTACTATCCATACGTTTCTAACGGTGGAAATGGTGCAGATGGAACTGTTATTATCCGTTACGCAGAGAAGTTCACAGCGTAGTAGGAATAGGAGAGGATACAAATGAGAAAATTCGCTCTTATCGGAGGCGGCAAAGTTGCTAACGTTGTCGTTGCCGAAAATGCATCAACAATTGGCCCAATGGCAGATGCCTTTGTTGTCGTTGATATTACTGATATGGAGCCAGCACCTTCTACAGGTTCTTCTTATGATTTGAAGACCAAGAAGTTTGCTCCAGCAGTACCAGATAACATGCAATCACTACTAACTGGAGATGTTCTTGTCTTTGAAACACCAACAACTCCAGCACCATCAGCGCCTAAGGCTTCTACAAAGAAGAAGTCTGCTGACGAGACACCTGCGGAGGAATAAACAATGCCAATTACAATGTCACCTCAGGTGCTAACCGCATCTCAGGATGCCTACATCACTCAGGGAGTCACGGCCCGTCTTCAGACCTTGTCTGGAGCAGCGGCATCTGGCTCTGTATCAATCAGCGTCATTGACTACCCCGTAACGGTTTTGTCAGCACAAACTAGTTCTTCTACAGTATCGTTTACAAACGTTCCATCAAACTATGCAAATACTTGGTGGGTAGAAATTGCTGGTCGTGGAGCAAACACTGTTACATTTACTGGAGTCACATGGGATGGCGGCTCTGCCCCATCTTTTGCTGCTGGAACTGCTAAAAGCGTAGTAGAGTTTTATAGCCGTGACGGTGGAAGCACTATTTATGGTGTTCTTCGTTTTGCTAACGTTGCCTAGTTCGTTCTAATAAAAATCCCCCGTGTCAAAGCGGGGGTTTTTTATTTAATTAGGTAGGATGTAGACATGAAAATATGCGTATACACAATAGCCCTAAATGAAGAGCAGTTTGTTGAGCGTTGGTATAACTCGGTAAAAGATGAAGCAGATTATCTACTTATTGTTGATACTGGCTCCACGGATAAAACCGTTGAGTTGGCAAAATCTTTAGGAATCAATACAGCACAGATATGTGTAAAGCCTTGGAGGTTTGACACTGGAAGAAATGCTTCGCTTGCGTTAGTTCCTGCTGATATGGACTACTGCATACCTTTAGATATGGATGAAATTATGCTTCCTGGTTGGCGTGCGGAATTACAAAAAGCATTTGATGCCGGAGCAACTAGACCTAGATACAAATATGTTTGGAATTGGAACCCAGACGGAACTCCAGGTCTTACCTTTGGTGGAGATAAAATTCATAAGAGACATGGATATAGATGGAAGCACCCAGTCCATGAAGTTCTTACTCCAGACCGCATGACAGAAATTCCTTTTTGGACAGAAGCAGTGATGGAGCATCATGCCGATAATTCAAAGTCTAGGGCTCAATACTTACCTCTACTAAAACAATCTACAGAAGAAGACCCGAACGACGATAGGAACGCTTTTTACTACGCAAGGGAACTTTTCTTCTATAACAAATTTGGAGAGGCGTCAGCAGAGTTTAGACGCCATCTATCTCTACCTACCGCAACGTGGAGAGCAGAGAGAGCAGCGTCATATCGCTATTTATCAAAACTTCATCCAAGCGAATCAGAAATTTGGCTCACTCTTGCTCACGAAGAAGACCCAAGAAGAAGAGAAGCCTCTGTTGATTTAGCAAAACTCTATTATCGTCAGAGTCGCTGGCAAGACTGCTATGAGGCTGCTAATAGAGCGCTAAGCATCAAAGAAAGACCAATGGAGTATCTAAACGAGGCTGAAGCGTGGGGATACACCCCTCACGATATGGCTTCTATTGCTTCATATCATTTACAAAAATATGAAGAAGCAGTGATGCACGCTAAAAATGCCCTTGAGTTAGGTCCAGATAGTGAAAAAGAAAGACTGATGGCCAACCTACAGTTCTGCGAGGATAAATTAAATGACAAAGAATAGTTACCCTAATTGGTTTACTGTCACTGCTCAGACTCCTTTTTCAAAATATCTTGGAGAGTTCAAAGATAAGCAAGTAGACTTTTTACAAATAGGAGCATACACAGGAGATGCTACCCTCTGGCTTTTTGAGAATATATTGACTAATCAAGAATCAACCTTAACAGATGTAGATACATGGGAAGGCTCTGATGAAGTTGTTCATAAAAAGATGGACTGGGACGACGTTGAGACAGTGTATAACTCAAGAACAAAACAATTTATTGAAGATGGGCGTCTTATAAAGATAAAAAACACTAGCAACAACTTTTTCTCAACAAACAACAATATGTTTGATTTTATATATGTTGATGGGGACCATACTGCTATGGCTGTTCTAAAAGACGGACTTAGTGCCTTTAATTATCTAAAACCTGGCGGAGTTCTAGCCTTTGATGATTACACATGGAGTGAGGGAAGCGGCGACATAATGAGAGACCCTAAGCCAGCAGTAGATGCTTTTCTTTTATTCCACAAGAAAAATATATCTGTTATTGAGATAGGGAGTCAGGTTTGGCTAAGGAAGAACGCTTAACGTTTTTTCTTAGTTTTGCTTTTTCCTTTTCTTTAGCCTTCTTCTGCTTCTCTCTATCTCTGCGCTGACGTTCCATTCGCTCACCGCGGTCAACTTTATATGCTTCAACAGCATTTGCGCTTGTTCTACTCTTCCAAGCAAATCCGCACTCTAAACAAGTAACAACTTTTGCTGTATTCCAACGTCCAGAACTATCAAGTTGAACTATTGATGTTTCAAGTTTATTAGGTCTTGCTGTGCAGTAAGGGCAATTTGGATAACGACGTCTGCGTGTTTCTTCGCCTAAATAAGAAACAGATAATGCTCTACGAATATCAACTTCATCTCTACCGCCCCAGACACCCCAGATTTGACGATGCTCTAGAGCCCACTGTAAGCATTGCTTGCGAACAGGACAGGTAAAGCACATATTTTTTGCTGCATATTTTTTCTCAAACTCTGGAGAGAAGAACCAATCTATCTTGTTGCGATTTATTGGTTTAGCACATAGTGCTTCTGATTGCCAATCAAGGCTGTCCGCTGGTTTCCACACATGTGTTAATCTACACTATTCATGTATAAAAGTATGCTTCAACACGCCTATCAATCTATATTTCTATCAAAGTAATTTCTAGTGGTTCTTCTACAAAATCCCCATAACGAGTTTCTCCGTCTGGACTACAAACAATATATAGATGTTCACCTTCAAGAAGACCACAGTGCGTATACTCAACTACGGAATCCTCTAACAACTTAAATCCATGACCTAAGGAAAAAGCAACTCCGTCACGTTGGAGTGCAGAAGCAAGAGCCCTGCGAACTATTTCATTGGTAGTATCTACTGAATCAAAAGTATAATAGATTACGGGGTCTTGTTTGATGGGATTGTATTCATAGCCATCCCACTCCATCCAGAGGCTTTCTCCAGGTCTTTTGTCTTTCACTTTTTCTACCTAACTACTTATTCTTCGTCAAGCATACTAAAGTCAAACTCAAATCTGTTGTAGGAATTGCTATCTTCCCCAATAAAATATACCTTGGTAGGGTCAAGCATTTCATAGATGCCAGCAATAGTTATTTGTCCACACATACAGCAAACATCAACATTACCTAGAGTAATGTGTTCTGGAGTATCTACGCCGACTAACTTCATTGTTATGTTGCCGCCCTCGTCCATACTCTGAGGTTCCCAGTTTGTATGGTTTTCAAGCCAGCACTGCTCACAAAGTGCTAGTGGTCGCAATGCATGTTCTGCTGCCATAGGACAATTTTAGTCCCAATACTTATCGTAGAGTCTTCAATTCGCCATCAATAACTATGTTTCTTTGGCGTCTTATGTTTCTTCTTTGCTGAGGCGTTGTGCCTCCCCAGATGCCGAATAATTCGTGGCTTATTGCCCATTCAGCACACTCAGCAATATGCTCGCAAAGTGAGCAAACTTTTATTGCTGACCTATAGTCTTCTCGTGATGTCTCTTTGTTATTTACTTTCTCAGAATCTTCAAAAAATGTCTCTACACCAATCTGAGAACATAGTGGATTTTCAAAACTCCATGGCTCATTAGCCATACCTTCCTCTTTCTATGCAGTTAGTTATTGCTGTTGTTGGGTTTTATGACTTTCTATTAAACCAACTTCATAACCGCAGCCGGCATAGCCAGCAATATCTACCCATGTATCTGGTTGGTAGCCAGACTTTGAAGCATAACGAGCAACCTTCAAGCCCACCATCATCATTGCGACGTCTTCATTACTGATAGGGACTCCAAGGATTACAGACCAAATCTGTGCTGTTCTTTCAAAGTTATCTTCGGGAGCACCATACTGTTTATTTCTATCGCCAGAAATAATTTTTGCTGCTTCCCGAAGGGCTTCAACACGAATAGGGGTTTCTTGTGTTTGCGGTGTTTGGTTAGTATCCATTTTTTACCTTTGCTATCACCTGAGCAGTGTAGGTAGAAGAACTCTGCTCGTCAATACCTTTTTCAATAAAAATTTCATAATTTACTTTTTTACCAATGTCTTCAGTTGTGTCAAGATATTTTGAAAGTTCTTCTTCAGTTTTTGAAACCACATCTGAATGATTTGAACCACTTACAAAGAACTTTATAGTTGTTGTGTTCATACTAACTTTTCCAAGTTTTCTGGTCTGAAGTGGACTCCATCTAAAAGAGGAGTTCTTCCATCATCACTTTTTACAACAATATCTCCATACCGAACACCAACAATTTTTCCACGACGCCCGTTGAGATGATACTTCCCACTTGCCTCGTCAAAAGCATCAAATTTAACTCTGACTATGTCGGCTACTTTGACATCACCAGCCTGTGCTGGAACCCAAGTTTCATTCTTATCTTCTTTTACTAAAGCATGACCTAGAGCCAACTTAGAAAACAGTTCTACTACTTCTTTTGATATATCGGTCTTAGGTGGCTTTTTTACATTTTTCCATGCATCTAATAACTCAAGGACAGCGTCCCCGGTCATTTTTCTTGTTTTATTTTGAGTAAGTTGTTCTTTTACCCAATCCATATTTAACTCTGACATATATCTCCTTATTAGTTTTTGGTTGCCGCCCTTGCGGACGGCAACCCAAACTTTTTCTAACTTAGATTAGAACGGTGCTGCTGGAGCAGAAGCAACTGCTTGTGGTGCTGGAGCAGGTGCTGGAGCAGGAGCAGGAGCAGGTGCTGGAGCAGCGGCAGCAGGTGCTGCTGGAGTTGTAGCCGCCGCTGCTGCTAGAGCAGCATAGCGACGAATCTCGTTGCGCTTGTTGCCGTTATAGACACGGCTTCCCACAGTTCCACGGAACTTGCGACCAACTAAAACCTGCTCAATCTGAGCATTGGTTGGTGCAGGAACCTGTGTAAAGAACTGCTGTGTGATTCCCATAGCGTGCATCTTTCCAAAGAAAATTGAAAGTGCATTTTTATTTTCTGGAGAGACAGTTAGGTTGTCCCATACAAAACGCTTGTTGTAGGCGCCGCCTTCAACTTGTGTCTTGATAGAGAACATTGTCTTTCCAGTTGCTGTGACTTTTGCTGTTGCTTCAATAACAGTTAGGTCATATTCGCCATCTGGTAGTGGCTCGTAACTGCTGCTGATTTCACCAGCATCTTTGATTAGGTCGCCCCAATTGAGTGTAGACACTATTCGCTCGCTTTCGTTTCAGTAGTTTGTCGTGGTCCAAACACTTGGTCAAGCATCTTTTCCAAGTGAAGGGTTTCTTGCTCAATGACTTTGCCTAGTCGTCCTTGAACTCGTTCTCCAGCCTCATAGTTATTAGTTCTCTCCACATACATGCGGCGAGTCTTAAGATTTGGCTGGGTTGGGTCTGGATTCATTCTTTCCTCAACGGTAAGAGCGCCCAGAATGTCGTAGAAGTATGGTGCTTGAATTGCCAACTGACCCTGCAAGTAAGGACGGTATCTTCCATCACGGTCCTGCTTAGCCATAGCAGTAAGAACCCCTGCCTCTAACGGATTTGTAGCGTGCATTGTTAGGTCACGAAGGTCACGCAATAGCGCACCCATGTGACGCAACAACTCGCCCCACTGCTGTTGTGTCATCTGATTGACACCAGCAATGTTTTCCAAGCATTTAACTTGGAGTTCTGATACAGAGTCAATAATTAGACTCTTGAAGTGGTGCTTACCTAACTGCAACCACTGATATGTTTTGAGAACAGTGTCGTAATCACGAACTGTGACTACGCATGTGTCCCATGTCCCGTCAGCCAAAGGCGGCTCCTCACGCAACGGGTCCCAATACTTAACAATGATAGGCAAGAAACGATGTCCGCCTTCAACGTCAAGCATTAGGCGAGGATATGGCGCTGTGACAGCAAAACTGGATTTACCAACTTTACTCTCTCCATACACCATGACTGTAAGTGAGCGTTGTATTTGGCTCATTGTCACTCGCTTCCTTTTTTCTCTGTTTCATAGTATGCATAAGGGTCTGCTTCCTTATACAAATCGCTAATTACCTCTTCAACGGCTTCACCGTTGTCAAACATCGGGCAAATAGCGAAAAATTGGCATTTCCATTTGCAGTCACGAGTTGTTGGTCGTGGATACGCAACAAAATGATGAGGCTCTCCAGCATCAAGAGCAGTTCTTGTTCGCATCATGTCTGACAGAACTCCATGAATTCTTAGCCAGAAATTTCTAAGCGCAAACGTATTATGACGAACTTCAATCTGTTTGTAGTATGGAGGCTTAGAAGCAGCAGTGCGCTTTACCTTCTTTAGCATTGTAAAAATGCCACCTTCGGTGCGTTGTTCTTCTTCACCATGCTTGAGTTTTTCTAAAATCATATATGTAAGAATTTGTTCATTCATATTTGCTGTTCCAGCAAACTCATCTAGAGAGCCACCTACGGTTTTGAAGTCACGGAATAGTTTGACGCCATCCGCCTTGCGACGAACACGCATATCAATCTTTCCTTGTAGTTCAACCTCTCCGTTGAACATTGGCACGACAATCTTTTCTTCCGTTGAGACCATTTCAAGTTCTGCGTCTAAACCTTCTTCAGCAACCCATTGCTCGTATCCCTCAAGCATGATGCGACCCATCTCTGCCTCTGATTCCAAGTTTGAGGTATCTTCAAAGTTTTCTAATAGAATTTTTTTGTCAGCATCTACTAACTCGGCGTGTGCTTGAAGCAGCGGAACGTTTTGAGAATAGTGAGTATCTAAGGCTGCGTGAATGCGACTACCAAATGCGAGCGCACCAGTAAATTCTTGAAACTTAGGCTGTAGACCGCGGTAGTAAGTAAGCCACCAACGTCTACGGCAATCTTTGAAAGTTTGTATCTCTGAGTTGGAGATACGAACTACTTTGTCATTTTCTGTCATAGTTTTCCACTCTTATCATCTTGTAGTAGTCGCAATAGTTGGTCCTTATCACGAACAATCTGTTCAAAGTTATCAGCCTTTGTCTCAAGAACGTGGATGACACGCTCTTCAATAGTGCCTTCCGTGACATAATCAGTGATAACAATTGAGTCGTGAATCTCGCTTCCAATGCGGTGAACTCGGTCTAATACTTGCTTGTAATCAACTAATGACCAAGGTCGCTGAAGCATAACTAGACGGCGAGCCGTCGTCAAGGTAATACCGACTCCACCTGCCTGTGCCGTAAAAAGAACCCACTTAGTGACACCAGATTGAAAATCATCAATTGCTTGCTGACGCTCATCTTCGTCTTGGTCGCCAGTAATTAGTCCATGTGGTATTTTCTTCTTAGTCATCTCAGCGCTTAGAAGATTGATAAGTTGTTTGGAGACAGCGCTTACAGCAACTGAATCATCTCCAAAGTCTCCGTTTTCAATGTCTTCCATCAATGCTTCTACCTTACAAGAAGGCATGTCTAAAATAGCCTTTGTTTCTCCAGTAAGTTCATCTACTTCTAAAGTAGCACTAGCACTAGCAAACTGTAAAAGACGTATGGTCTGAGTCAAAATACTTGGAGCAGAGAGAATGTCTCCAGAAGAGAGTTCTGCAATCATGTTGTCACGCATTTGCGCATAAGCCTTGGCTTGTTTTGTAGACATCTCAACATCTCGGCGCTCATTCATTACTGGCGGGGG